GGTGTATACGCCGCGCAAAAAAATCAAACCCCTGCGCCACCCCCACCAAACCCCCAAACCCGCCGCCACCGGCGCGCGCGCCGCGTACAAAAAACTAAAACGCGGCGCAATGGAATTCGATATTTCCCTAGCCATCGGCCGCCCCGACGTCGCCCCCGAAAGCCCCGTAACCCTACAAGGATTCAAGCCCGAAATCGACGCAGAGAAATGGGTCGGAAAAGAAACCGTCCACACCCTCGACAGCAACGGACTGACGACTGCCGTCAAACTCCAAAGCCTGATCGACGTACCGATTGTCCTCTACGAAGGCGAAGTCAGCCCAAACTTTGCCGCCGCAGTTTCCAAACCCTGACCAAAACAAAAGGTCGTCTGAAAAAATCAGACGACCTTGTTTATCCATAGCCAACATCAAGACGGCACATCCTTAATCTGCTCGTCAATCAGCTTCTTCAGCTCATAGCGTTTATCATCCGCCACAATCAGGCGTGTCAATTCATCATTGGCAAACAGAAGAACCTTCATACTCTTATGCGACGTGCGTAGAGCCTCCAGCCTGACCGTAGAAGCGATTTTATGGCTGGCCGCAATAATACCAAGCTCTGCCAGACCGCTGCTGGATTCGATTTTGGACACAAACGCCAAAAAATCATTCTTATCGACAGGTGCTGAAGGGCGGTTTTTTGCCTCCACAAAAATATACTTGCCGAATTTAGCTAAAAACGCATCATCAATATCATTGCGTAAAATCAAATCCACTTCCGAAGTCGCATCCGTTACCCGTTTCCGAATAAACTGAAAACCGATCTGTCCGAAAAGATTGACAAGGAAGTCCTCAAACAACACACCCTTGCGGAACGGGTCCTTTTCATTTTTGGCAGAACTGTACGCATTCAGCAACATCTTACTGTTTTCCGAAAACTCACCGTCCCGTTTTTCAAAATAACCGGCAACCGTCCGTTCCAATTCCGGCACCCATTCCGCCATCGATTTTTTCTCAGACACCGCCAACACGCAGCCCGAAGTCATCAGGTCCTGCATCGCCGTTAAAAACTCCGGCAGCCATGCCGACACGATAATAACCTTCGCCAGAGGATTGTTTTCCAAGATACGGCGGCATATTTCCAAGCCGTTGAACGGATAATCATCCATCCGCAAATCCACAATCGCCAGCGAGCAGAAGCGGTCGGAAACCGCCTGCATAATCTCATGTTCGCCACTCAAAGGCTCGAACACATATCCATTCCCGCCCATACGCTCATTAAGCTGTTTTGCCAGCCCGTCGGCCTGAATCTTTTCATCATCGATAACAAAAATATGCTTATACATCGTCCAATCCTATAAAAGGCAGGGTAATCAGGAAACGCTTCGAATATTCCGCCCTGTCTGACGGCACACATTCAACCGTTCCCTTCAACAATTCACAAATATAACGTGCATGGTAAAGTCCGATGCCGCTACCTTCCGTAGTAGAGTATCCATAATCGAAGATTTTGTCGAGACAGATTTGCTCAACAGCTGCGCCCGTATCGTAAACCGAAAAGAAAAGCTCATGGTTTTCCTGGTCGATGTCGACCGTAAACAACACCTCGCGCCGCTCGAAATCCCGCAAATGGCGGCAGGCATTAATAATCAGATTACTGAATACCTGAAGCAACGAATGGAAAGGATATTTAGTCCGCAAATCGATGTCTTCCAGCAATTCCTTCGTGAACAAAACCCCGTTTCCCTCCAGCATCGAACGAGTCAAAGCCTCCGTCGCGCCAATCAGGCTGTTGACCTTGAAAATCCCGTCCTGCCCGTGCGGCACAAGCTGCGCAAAATTGCCCATTACCTCCCGAATCATGTCCAACTGTACCCGCAGGCTTTCCAAATGCCCATCAGTAATCTCTTCTGCCCCATAGCTTGTCAAGATGACATCCATGTTTTGAATACAGTTTTTCATATCATGACCGAGGAAGTTAGACAGTGCGGCAATATGCAGATTATGCGCTTCCTCCGTCGCCGCCATATTCCGTTGCAGTATCTCGATAAGAAGCGTATTGCTGTCTATCGTCTTCTGCAAAGCATCCAATTCTTTTTTGATTGCCCGCCGCCCGTTTCCCGTCTGTTTTGCAGGTTTACGGTACTTCGGCAGCGGAAACGTACCTTTTGAATCCGTCACCACGCTTTCTCCCCAAAAACAGCAAACAATCTTTCCAGTATTTTTAACTGGTTCGTTTCTTCATCCGTAACCTTCCTGTCTGCTTTCGCGACATTGCGCGCATATTCCAGCACTGAATCACGCCATTCGGGGAAACGCTGGTTAATGGCACGGATAGCAAAAGAAAAATCCATAGAATCCGGCACGGGCCAAGACTTCATGACGCCAAGCGAATAAGCAAGGAAATCGTCGCCCATTTCCGATTTGTCCGTCAGCCATTGCGCGATATATCGCTGTTCAGACGGCGCATATCTCCCATCGCAGTAAGCGATATAGACCAACACATCCACAATCGGCTTCATCTCCCGAATAAAAAAATCCATCTGCCGTTCGGGAGCCTCTTCATACCGTTCCTGCAAACGCCGTCTGAAAAGCGAAGGCTCGACCACTTCGCCGGTTTCCAAATCCACCAGTCCCATAATCGACTGATATTTAAACGTCCTGACCATTTTCCGCTCATGGCAAAACGCCTGCACATAACCGCCTGAAAGATTGGCAACAAACTTGCGGACATCGATAACCCGTCTGCTTCCGATTCCTTCAGTATTGACATATTCAATCTCAAAACTACCGCCGACAGGCAGTAGCACAGGTTTATCTTTCATCGTAAAGCCATTCTTTTTTAATCATGTCGTGGAGAGATAATTCAGACGGTGTCAGTTTCTGTTTGGCCGTGTCGTTCCGCCCGTAGACTAATATCGCGCCCGAACAGGCTGCCCAATGGAGGCGGCGTTCAAGATCGAGGTTTCGGGCGGCTGCGAGAGACTCTTTAAAATCTTTCCGAATTAAACCGCCCAAAAATTTCCGCCCAAATTTGAACAACACCTTTTCAGGTTTGTCTGCGGCGGTTTGGAATTCACCTTTATTTTTGTCTGATTCAGCCCCTGCTTCCGTCTCTTCGTCATCTGTTACTGACAAATCAATCCCGTTCAGAGCGAGCGCAGATTTAATAATTTGGTTGTATCTCAAATTCCGCGTCCACGTTGCCGGTTCAATATCAACCAATGCCAGCAGTGTCAGCACAGCATCGATATTTTCCTGCACGGTCTGCTTTAATTGAATTTGCCATGAATGCAGTTCTTGCAAGTCCAATTTCACACCGTCTTGCCTGCCAGCCTGTTGACCACTTTGTTTTCCCATATTGCACGTCCCTAATAAACAAAATCACTAAATATCCAAAAAATCCAACGGCAGTACCTTCTAAAACTTACCGTGAATTGAGCCGCTTCTGAAAATTCAAATCAAAATCCCGACAAATGCCATGCGCCACGCACTTTGCCGCAGATGGTTAACTTTTCCAGTCCATCACCTTCGATGGTTTCCGTTCTGTATAACGGGTTGTCGCTGATGACGAGCAGGCCGCCGCTGACGGAGGCTTGCAGGCGTTTGGCTTTTAGGCCGTCTGCGAAGGATAGGAGATAAATGCCCTCTCCTTCGAATGAGTGGACGGAGGTATCGACAAACAACACGTCGCCGTCCTCGATGGTGCCTTGCATGGAATCGCCGCGTGCCGTGATGACTTGGATACGGGAGAGGTTGCCGCCGAGTTTTTCGCGCGCCCACGCCTTATCGACATGGACGAAATCGACCACCTCCATTGCTTCGTTGTTGATGTAGCCGTCTCCAAGCGCGGCAACCACGTCCAGCCGCTCAAAACGGATATGGTCGTCTGAAGGGTCGTTTGAAAAATTAACCTCTCTATACATTCCTGAGTCTTTTCTGTACTTATCACCTAAACCGTCTGCAAGCCATCGCGTAGAAAAGTTTGTCTTTTTCTCAAATGCTAAGAGTGGTTTTTTGCCTAAGCCAGTCTGACCATTGAACCACTGCCCAACAAGACCTTTTGAGACTCCTGCGAAGTCTGCTAAGTCCTGTTGGGTAATTAGCCCATATTCATCCATCAATTCTTGAAGTCTGCCTTTCAAGTCCATCGCTAAAAATCCCAGCTAAAAAATACTTAGTAAAAACAATGTTTATTTAGAATTCTAAACTATTAATTGTTTAGTATGCTTGACTAGACAAGTTTAGGATTGTATAGTTCACTAAACTTTAAAAAAGGAAAAAAAATGACAACAGACCAACAAGTCAAATTCATTAAAGAATTGGGAGGCGTTTCGGTGGTTGCAAATATTTGCGGAATCACAAGAGGAGCAGTTTCTCAGTGGCAGAAAAATGGTATTCCAAAGGCGCAAATGAATTTTCTAAAAGCAAAGTTTCCGGTGCAGTACAAACAAATTTCAGACGGCATCGGCAGACCTGAAACGGAGAGATGAAAATGACGCAGCGCAACATCAGTAAGGCGGAACACGGAAATATGCGGGTACAAATTACCTGCCCTTGCTGCGGCAGCCGCTGCAAGGTTACGGCAAGTCGGAAGATGACAGACCGCCTCCGTTATAGCTCTGTGCAATGCTTGAATGCTTCATGCGGTTGGTCGGGCGTAGCATCAACGGAAGTCATCAAAACCATTTCCCCACCCAGCCCGCTGCATCAAAACCCTGCCTTGGTGCCGCCGCAGATGACGGCAGACGAAATCATCGAACAACACGGCGGCAGCAGTCAGAAAAATTTGTTGTAAAGGGAAAGCAAAATGAACGGCGAAATCGTTCCGACGTGGAAGTCGGCACCGCAGCGGGTCCGCTTTTTTAGAACCAAAGCCCAAGCCCGCGCCATGTGGAATATCGGCAAAAAGCTGGCAAGCAGTAAACCCGAAAACGCAAAAATCATGAACGGCTTGGAGCGCGACGCGCTCTTGGAACGAAATACAGGCCGTCAGCCGTTGGCGGCTTACAACGATACGGAAGTCGTCAGAAGTTGGCTGGTTACGCCGGAGCAAAGCAAGGCTCTGGAAGACAGCCAACGGTTGATAAAGGAAATCGCCCGACTGGGCAATATGCTGAATCAGCAAAACGTAGTGTACAGCTTGGGCTTGCCGGTTCTCCAGCTTTCCGAAGCCGCCCGACAGCTTGAAGACATAGACGAAAAAATAGCCCGCGCGGTATATGCCGGCAGAAAAATGAAAGTAAACCCAGTTTCAGACGACCTTAAGGCTGCCTGAACCCGACCAAACAAGGAAACATCATGAAAATCAAAATCCGCTACATCATCCTCGCCCTGATGCTCGCCGCATCTTATTTTATGCTTGGTTCGACCCACGGAAACATAGCGGAACAGCCGCAAACGCTGCCCGCAACTGACCCGGTCTGCGTTTACGAATCGCCGACATTCGACCATATGGGCGGAGACGCTGAAATCCCGCATGAGGTGGGGCAATGAGTATCTTCGCAGTCATCGGCATTGTTTTTATCGCCGCGCTCGGCGTTTGGCTCTATGTGGACTACAAAATCGAGCAGAAAAAGCTGGACGCGGAAATCGAAGAAAGAATCCAAGATTATTTAAAGCATTGAGATGAAACCATGCAGATATATGAAACCGACCAGTACATATGGTGCGATACCGATAATCGACTGATGGTATCCGAGCCTGAAGTTTCAGACCGAATGATCGAAGAATTTGATATTGAGTTGGGCGAAGTCGGAAGCATCCGATTTCGCCACTTGGCAACGATTAGAGGCCGCCGGATATATCAAGCAGTTTCACTAAATCCGCACCCTTGTCCAAAGCGAACTCAATCAATCGGGACGATAACCGCTTTAACCCCTCCTCCGGCAGAGAGCGAATAATTTTAAGCAGAGTTTCTTTTTGACCGGTCGGAATGTCTGCCTTGTCTATTTTTAGGGCGACCAGTTCCCGCAGGGTTTCCGCATCCAGTCTGACCGTAACGACCCCTAAAACCGCAGAAAGACCGCCGTCTTCGGCAAGGAAATCAAAAGCCTTTTCGGTCGGTTTCACATAATCGATGGAATACGCCCCGCTTAAGAAGCGGGTAAGTTTGAAGCTGACCAGTCCGTGCATTTCCAAATACATCAGATTGCCGTCTGTTTCATCCTCGCCGTATTCAGCACGCAAGGTATGAAGGAAATTTGGTGGCGGGTCTTTGGGGAAGCATTCTGTCAGGACAGACAATATTTTTCTTTGAAGTTCGCGATTGAGCTTCATTTCAAGTCTCCGGGAAGGTTGTTTAGGAGCTTCCATTCTAACGGAGCAAAGACAAAGCGGACAGACGCTTGACCACCTGGACAGACAGGTATTTCAGACGACCTTTTCACTTAGGACAAATCATGGGCATATCAATTCAAACAGCAAATGCAAAGGCGGCGCAGCAAGACTACGCCGCCCAAGCCTTTTTGCTGATTCCGCCTGTGTTGCGCGAAGGATTTGAAAGCCTGAAACCTGCCGAGGCATCAAAAGCGCGTTCGTTCTTTACCGATTTAGTCGTCCGTCAATTGGACGGCGGCATTCAGCCTGCCGCTGCGCGTGTTCGCGCCGAAGATGGTCTGAAAACCCTGCTCGACAATCTGACCATTTTGCCGCCTGCCGTCCGTTCGGCAGGTTTGGATGCTTCGGACGACGACATCCGCGTCCTTGCTGATAGCGCAGCCAAGGACATCTATTTTAAAAAACGTATCGGCTGGAGCCTCGCCGGTCTGATCCACTATGTCGCCGCCGAATACGGCATCGATACCCAAAAAGTATTCAAGGACAAAATCCCCGAAGCCATCGAAGCCCGCCTGCAAGCCCCTAAATTCTGGCGTCGCCAGCTTCGCCGCATTTTCGCGCGCGCTGCCGAACGCTACCGCCGCGAGGCGGGCTTTGTATCCCGCAAAACAGGGCTTTATGCCTCTGATGAAGCGGTTTTCCGCCGCTTGTCTCAAAAGCGTCGCAATCTTGCCATGTTGCAAACCATGATTGCCATCAATGAGCTGGGGCAAGAGTTCACGCTTGAGGCCTTGTCTGAAGTCTCTGTATCCAATCCCGCCCTGCGTCGCGCCGAATTGATGGTGCGTATTCGCGGCTTCGAGGAAATCGCCCGTCTGAAAAACCACGTCGGCGAATTTTTTACGATTACCTGCCCTTCCCGCATGCACCGTATGCACCACTTCGGCAAGCCAAACGAGAAATTCAGCGGCGAAACGCCGACGCAGGCGCAGGAATACTTAAATAAAGTATGGGCGCGTGTCTGTGCGGAATTAGGCCGTCTGAAAATCAAAATCTACGGTTTCCGCGTTGCTGAGCCGCATCATGACGGTACGCCGCACTGGCACGGCCTTGTCTTCATGGAAGAGCAACACCGCCTTACCTTCCGCCGCGTCGTGGCAAAACACGCTTGCCGAGAAAACCGCGAAGAGCTGGGTTTGAAATACTTGGCGACTGCAAAAGCAGCGGACGCGGAAGCCCGCCGAATCCAAGCAAAAATCCGTGAAAAACAAGGAAGCGCGCCTACGCTCGCCGCCATTCGCGCCGGTCTGAAAACCGAGGCGAAATTCTGGGAATCCAAATATTTTAAATTTTGGAAGCAAAGCCCCGCCTCTGCCCGCGTTGACTTTGAAGCCATCAACTGGGCGCGTGGCTCGGCTGCCGGTTATATCGCCAAATATATCGCCAAAAACATCGACGGCAAAAGTCAAAGCGGTGAAGGATTGGGCGTTGACTATGAGTCTGACACACTGTTGAGCATGGCGGAAACCGTCGTCCGCGTGGACGCATGGGCAAGTCATCACGGTATCCGCCAGTTCCAGCAAATCGGCGGCTGCCCCGTTACCATCTGGCGCGAACTGCGCCGAATCAACCCCGACGCTTCAGACGACCTTTTAATGCTCGCCCAACAGGCTGCCGACATGGGCGACTGGATGCGTTTTACCGTCCTTTTGGGCGGCGAATCCGTATCGCGCAAAAACGTCCGTCTCGGACTGTACCGCGAAGAGGCGAAAGAGCCGAACTGCTACGGCGAAATACCTGCCGACCGCATCGTCGGCGTTTACGAAAAAGCCACCGGGCGCGTCGAAATTTCGCGCGTCCATTCGTGGGTTTTGAAAAAAAAACGGGGGGGCCCCCCCCCCCCGGGGGTGCGTGTCTAAATATACCAAAAAAAAAA